CCGTGGCGGGCCATTGCGCCGAGGGGGGCAGCGCAGATCTTCTCGTGGGTGCGTATCCGCCGCCTTTGGACATCTCTAGCGAAAACAGAAAAGCGTGGCCCGGCATAGGGTTGGGAATCTGCGTATGGGCAAGGAATGCGGCGCTGCGGGATGCCTGTACATGGCGCGCCACATCTAAGACATCACCGCCCGGTTACAGCCAGATATTCAAGGACTTATATGTCTGCCGATCCGGGCCGCGCGGATTGATACGGCGCACCTTTCGGCCATGTCTGTGAGATTCGGCACTTGCCAATTCCAGCAGAACTATGGCGAATGTTGCATCTTTGCATAAGGGCCAATACGGAGGCCCCGCGCCTCACGAGGTGCCGAATTTCAGCAGCTTGATGGCGTTGAAATCCTGCACCCCGCCGCCGACGCGCTTGGTGGTGTAGAACAGCACATAGGGCTTGGCGGAGAACGGATCGCGCAGGATGCGGATGCCGATCCGGTCGACCACCAGATAGCCGCGGCCGAAATCGCCGAAGGCGATCGAGAAGCTGTCCTCGTCGATCTCCGGCATGTCCTCGGTCTCGGCGATCGGGAACCCCATCAGCGTCGCGTTCTGGCCGGCGGCATCGCCGGGGCGCCAGATGTAATTGCCGTCGCCGTCCTTGATCTTGCGGATCTCGCCTTGCGTCCCGCGGTTCATCACCCAATGGGCATTGCCGCGATAGGCCGATTTCAGCGTGTAGATCATGTCGATCAGCGTGTCGGCCGGATCGCTGACCGGGAAGCCGCCGTCGACGCCGGTGGCCAGATAGCCGATCTTGCTCCAGGCCCAGCTCGCCTCGGCAACGGTCGTATAGCTCAGAAAGCCCTTCGGCTTGTTCGAGCCGTCGCCGGACACGAAGGCGGTGTTCTCCTGCTCGGCGAAAGCGATCCGCACCTCCTCGGCGACCCATTCGTCGATATTGACCGCGGCGTCCTCCAGCAGCGTCTGCGTCGCGGCCGGCTGGGCATAGAGCTCCATGGTCGGGAAGGCGAGCTCGGCGAGGGTGGGCGAAGCGGTCTGGTCGCGCGTGCCGGTCTCGGCGACCCAGCCGGTGGCGGCGCCGGTGATGGCGAAGGGCTTCTTGAAGGTGTTGGACGACACCTGCCGCACGGCCGAGATGGCGCGGATCGGCGAGGCCTCGCGCAGCGCGCGCATCACGCCGGCCTCGACCTCCTCCGGCACCAGATAGCCGCCGTCCGCATCGGTGCCGACCGACAGCGCCTTCTCCTCCAGCCGGCGCAAATTCTGCGCCTCGCCGCGGCGAATATAGCCCTCGAAGGCGCTCTTATGCTCGGCGGCCGCACCGCTGCGGATCACGGCGCCGCCACGCTGCGGGCGCGAGGCCTTCAGCACGAGGCTGTCGACCGTCGCCTTATATTCATCGAGCGCGCGGTTGATGCGGTCGAGCTTGTCCGCCGTCACCACATCGGCCGACATGCGCCGCTCGATCTGAGCTAGCCGCTCGTCATTAGTCTCCTTGAACGCCTCGAAGGCGTGGAGCAGTCCGTCATGGCCGTCCTCGATTTCCGAAGCCGAAAGCCGCGCGGCCTTGTTCTCCCACTCGTGAGCCTTTACGGCGAACGACAGGCGTTCACCGGCGGAAGAAGTATATTCGGTCATGTCATCCTCATGCGGTGATGATTGTGCTGGTCGCGGCAAGCCGCCGCCGAAAGACATCCTCCGCCCGGCCGGGCTTCGCGCCGCGCTGGGGGGTGCGCGGTGGGCGTCGAGCCGGGGGAGCCGCGAAGCGGGCTGCTCGTGCCTGGGGAGGCGAGCGCGTCCTGTGGCCGGGCGGAGGGATATGCCGCCTTGACGGCGCTGATGCGCGCATCGGGCAGCATGGGAAAGGTGACGATGGAGATCTCCCACAGATCGATCTCGTAGAGCCGGCGCAGGCCGCTGCGGGCGTCGCGCACGGCCTTCCGTGCACGGAAGCCGATCGACAGCCCGTTGAGCGCGCCCTCACGCATCAGCGCCAGGATTTCCCCGGCGCGCGCCACGCCGAGCGTCAGCCGACCGCGCACATATAGGCCGCGTGCATCCTCGCGGATGATGTCCCAAGCGCCGATCGGCTGGGCCGGATCGTGCTGGAACAGCATCCGGATGCTCGCAGCGCCTGCCCTGGCGAGCGAGGCGCGGAAGGCGCCGGGCATCACCACGTCGCGCCCCTGGTCCTCGGCGCCGAACAGGCTCGCATAGCCTTCGAAGCTGCCTGCCGCGGTGAGGCGCGCGCGAGCGAGGCCGGCCGCGCTGGCGGTGATTGCCGTCGGTAGGTTCAAGGACGTGTCTCCAGAAAGGCGAGAGGAAGCGCACGCCTCTCTCATTGTTGCGGCGAGGGCGGCTCGACCAGCAGACCGACGCCTCTATTCACCAGCGGCGTCAACACCAGACGCAGCGGCACCGAAATCATCGCCGAGACCGGCCAGGCCGCCAGCCAGAGCAGGCCGGTGTCGAGCGTCCACCCGACATTCTTGACCGTGACCCCGAAGGACACGATCGCCGTCGACGCCAGCGTCAGCGCGATCGACGCCACCATGGAATAATAGCGCCGCGGGATGCGCCGGGATTTACCCGTAGACATATAATCTGTACACAGAGTCGATTTGCGTGCCGGCAGCTCGGGACAGAAGACGGGCTCCCACTCCCGCTGAAACGGTGCGCGCCCGCCTGCAGTCATCCTCCGCCTGTGGATCTTCACGCCGCTCCCCTGTATGCGCATCTGCCTTGACCCCCCGATATTCCGTAGGGTGGGTTGAGCGCAGCGAAACCCACCTTCTGCGCCGAGAGGACGGCGGGTTTCGCTCCCGCTCAACCCACCCTACGGCTCCGCCGGATTTCGAAAGCGCTCAAATCGACATGATCCATCTGCAGCCGTCTTGACGGGGGCCCCCATCGTGGGGATGAGAGCGCCGCGTTTCGTCGGCATACGCTCATACCGTGCCGCCCAGCGGCCCGTACCCCACCGCGGCGCGCTTCTCGTCGACGGTCAGAAAATCGGCGCTTGCCACCCGCTCCCACAGCGCAGCGCGCTCGCTCGCCAGCGCCTCGACCCTGTCCAGCGCCGGCCACAGCTCCAGCCTCTCGCCGAAGCGCGGGCCGAGCCAACCGGTGAGCGCCTTCAGCGTCCGCGTCACCAGCGGCACGATCGTCTGCCGCCAGAGCACCCGGCTCGCCTCCTGATAGTTCGCATAGGTATTGTCGCCGGGAATGCCGAGCAGCATCGGCGGCACGCCGATCGCCAGCGCAATTTCCCGCGCGGCCGCGTGCTTGGCCTCCATGAAATCCATCTCCTGCGGCGTCAGCGACATCGCCCGCCAGTCGAGCCCGCCCTCCAGCAGCATCGGCCGCCCGGCATTGCGCGAGCCCTGATAATTCGTCTCCAGCTCCGCCTTCAGCCGCGAAAACTGCTCGTCGTTCAGATGGCCGTTCGCAGCGGCATAGACCAGCGCGCCGGACGGCCGCGCCGCATTGTCGAGCAGCGCCTTGTTCCACGCGCTCGCCGCATTGTGCAGATCGATCGCCGAGGACGCCGCCTCGATCGGCGACATGCCGTAATAATCATTGGACGGATTGAACAGCGTCATATGCAGGATCGGCCGCACCCCATCCTCCGGCGACTGCCGGAAGCGCACCGCCGCCCCGTTCGCCGTATACTCGTAAGCCTCCGGCCAGCCATCCGTGCCCGGTATGATCTTCATCCGGTCGGGCCGCAGGACGTGCAGCTCGCGGGGGGCGCCATCGCCGACGCTGACCGCCTCCATATAGGTGTTGCCGGCGATCAGCAGATAGCCGTACCAGTCCTCGAGCAGGTCCGGCCCGCACGCCGCAGCGTTCGGGTGCGCGAGGAGGGCAAGCAGCGGATGCTCGTCGATCTCGGCGCGGCCTTCGAAGAGGCGCAAGGGGACGGAGGCCGCCGCCTCGGCGATCATCCGCACCGCGCGGTAGACGATCGGGTTGCGCGCGTAACCTTCGCGAGCGAAGGTCGCATAGTCGCGCGGGGACCAGACGGGTTGGCCGGTGTGGTGGAGGGCGATGAGGGAGGCGGTGGCGGAGGCTTTTGTGGTGGGGGTTGGCTGGCGTTCGGAGATGTTAAATACGGCGGCCATAAGGGCGCGAATAGGCATGTAATCGGACCTTCTGCAGTTATCTCAATACTTGACACAAAGAAGGTGCAGTAGCGCTTTATCAATCTTCGGATTGTCCGAGGTGCTCGATAATGTACTTGAGTTGGCCTAGATCGTGGTGATTTTACGGGGGGATTCCCAAGCGTGCGCAAACCATATTCAACGCTGATTTTTGGAGATCAGCGATAGACTGCTGCGCGCTTCGTGACGATCAATGGAATCCGATAAAAGGGTTCATGCCCGGCGGCACCAAGAGTAAGTGCAGTCCGCGAACAGATAATCGCAAGTTTTGAATGCGCTTTTGTGGATGGCCCGCTCGGGCTGCCGATGGCCTAGCGGCTTGTCGACTATCGCTCGGTAAGGCGAAGCGGCGTTATTATCGCTGGATCGAGAGGGTGTGCTCGACGGTATGCGGCGGTTCTGGCGCGCGAAGCTGGAGTGACTGATGATCGATTCCACCATTGTTCGGGCGCATTAACATGGTGCTGGCGCACCTAAAATCAAAAGAGAGCGGAGCAGCAAACTGGCACTTTATAGCAGCTCTCATCATGATCGGACAATCAGGGACGTCCAACCCGCAGAGATCTAGACACTGTTCTTGATCCGTAACGCCAATTGGTTCTAATCCATCTGACGCCAAGGAGTATAGCGATCATGTTCAAAAGGAAGATGAGCGGATCTGCCATCTGCCGGCTTACTAAAAAGGCTGCACTAAAAAACACCGTGGCCAGCGCCACAGTCGTAGCATAAATTGGAATTAACTTATGTATCTTTCGGAATACTGAGTATATCATCGTCTCAGCCTACCAATCCAACTTCTTACCATATCTCCCGGGACTAGTCGAAGCAATCCCAAAATTGCGAAAGCGACAAGCACTCCCAACGTTGCGATACTGGCAAAATCTAAAACATAACTCATTGGTAAAACGCCAAAAAACACTTTGTCATCGGGCCATAGGTAAGTCGTGAAATGCTCGATTATTTTAATAGCTCCGAGGAATATTAAAGTCACAAACAGGTTTGCCACTGTAGAAATGAGAGACTCACGAGCCCAAATCAAGTCGGGATGCCCGACCGCCAGGTCTTTTAATAGCGTAGACCATTTGGGTTGGTTTTTGTCTCGACTCATGTGTCACCGTAGTATTTTGTTTTATGTTAAACGCGGTATTGGTGATGCCGCATGGGCACGAGTCGATTAGTCGATTTTTTTGCGTTCGTCACCTAATCGATAAGGTTTTACCGAAAAAATTCCGTCCTGTGTACTATCTGAAACAATCTACGGCAGAATGCAACCATTACGCGAAAATTATCGCTTTGCTTAACCATCGATTGATGTGTGGAAGTCTGAAATTGCAAATCAGAACAGCCCCCTAATCCGCGGCACCACCCTCTCCGTCAACATCAGCTCCGTCAGCGCCCAGACCAGCGCGTCCAGCCGGTCGGGGCTGGCGCCGTTCGACAGCCCGTCGCGGCCGAGGTCGCACATCTGGTCCTCCAGCTCGGGCCAGACGCCGGCATGAAAGACCAAGCCGCGGCGGTAGAGGGCGGCGACGGGGCCGGCGCGTAGGTATTTGCCTCGCGTTGCGCGCACCATGCGGACGTCTATATTGGGTGCAACCTGACGTAGCATTTCGGCGATCAGCTCGCCGCCCTGATTGACCTCGGCGACGATGGCGTCCGCCTCGACGGTCTCATAGAGGCGGACGGCTTCGAGC